ACGCGGGACGCGCCACTGTCAGAGAACATCCCGGCTAACAGTTATCAATTTAGTCGCCGCGCGGTGACCAATTCACTACTAAACAAGTTACCGAAACCCGAACCGAAATATTCCGCAGAGCCGCTGTTACAGCGACTCAATCTTTTGAAGAAATAAAGGAGAAGAATACATGAATCAGATTCAGGAACTCCGCGAAAAACGTGCAAAGGCGTGGGACGCGGCAAAAGCATTTCTCGACACCAAGCGCGGCACGGACGGGCTGCTCGCCGCTGAAGACGTCGCGACCTACGAAAAGATGGAAACCGATGTCGTCAACCTCGGTAAAGAAATCGATCGCCTGGAACGGCAGTCGGCACTGGACGCGGAGTTGAACAAACCCACCGCCGACCCGCTGACGAGCAAGCCGGCACAGGTAGCATCTGACCAGAAAACAGGCCGCGCATCCAACGCATACGAAAAGGCGTTCTGGAACGCGATCCGCTCCAAGAATCCGAGACCGGAGATTCTGAACTCCCTGGTCGAAGGCACCGACAGCGAGGGTGGCTACCTCGTTCCCGACGAATTCGAAAGGACTCTAGTGCAGAAGCTGACGGAAGCGAATGTGCTGCGTCCGCTCTGCCACGTGATCCAGACGAGCTACGGCGATCGGAAGATCCCGGTCGTCGCGTCGAAGGGCACCGCCGACTGGGTCGATGAAGAGGGAACCTACCCGCTCTCGGACGACTCTTTCACGCAGGTCATCCTTGGCGCGTACAAGGTCGCGACCATGATCAAGGTCTCCGAAGAGCTGCTCTCCGACAGCGTCTTCAACATCGAAGGGTATGTTTCGGATCAGTTCGGCAAACGCATCGGCGACAAGGAAGAGGACGCATTCCTCACCGGCAATGGCGTGAGCAAGCCCATCGGAATTCTGCACACGACCGGTGGCGCGGAGCTCGGCGTGACTACGGCAGGCGCATCTGCGATTACAGGTGACGAACTGATCGACCTCGTATACTCGCTGCGTGCGCCGTACCGCAAGAGCGCGGTATTCGTGCTCAACGACACGACGGTGAAGCTGCTGCGCAAACTAAAAGATGGAGAGGGGCAGTATCTCTGGCGCCCGGGCATTACGGAAAATGCACCGGACACGATCCTCGGACACCGCATCGTGACGAGCGAGTTCATGCCGGGCGTTAGCGCGGGGAACAAGTCCATCGCGTTCGGTGACTTCTCCTACTACTGGATCGCCGACCGTCAGGGCCGCGTGTTCAAACGCCTGAACGAGCTATACGCCACGACCGGTCAGATCGGTTTCCTCGCATCGCAGCGACTCGACGGCAAGCTCATCCTGCCCGAAGCGATCAAGGTCCTGCAGCAGAAGGCGTAACGGAGGGATAATATGCAGATCATAGAAGAATCAGTGGGCGATGTGACCCGCAACTGTAAGAACTACGCGACGGATGGCGGCGATCGGCTGGTGATTGGCGGTGCGCTGGAGATTCTGAATACCGCCACCGTCACCGGCCTGCAATCAGGGTATGCCTCGACGGATCAGGCCGGCAGCGTCTATCAAGCGGCGAATCAGACGGAGAGTGCCGCAACGACCATCGCCGACCTCAAGAGCGATGTCAACGCCCTGCTGCTAAAACTCAAGGACGCTGGCATCATGGCCGCCGACGAAATGGGCGCGTTGTAAGGATATGACGACGCTGCTCGACAAAGTCAAGGCGAACCTGATCCTTGAACACGATGCTGACGATGAACTGCTGCAGCAATATATCGCTGCAGCAGTTTCCTACGCCGAGAGCTACCAGCATCTAGCTGCCGGAACTTACGAAGCAGCGGCGATGCCGCCGACCACCGAGCAGGCAGTGATCATGCTAGCATCCCACTTTTACGAGAGCCGGGACGGCAGCACGGGCGGGTTCTTTGCGGACAATGTGCAGGCGGGGCAGCAGACATGGGCTGTTGTAAACATACTTTTGCGCTTAGACCGCGATTGGAAAATTTAGGATGAGTTTTGGAAAAATGAACACGCGCGTTTCCATCGCGGAGGAAACTGTAACGAAGGACGCAGAGGGATTTGCGATCAAGACGGACAATGTCCTCGCATCTGTCCGTGCGTATCGGGAAGGGCGGCACGGTTCTCAGAAATGGGTCAACCGTGCCGCCTTCTCAGAGGCGACGGATCTGTTCCGGCTTCGCGTCATCCCGAGTCTGACCGTTACCACGGCACATGTGATCCTTTGCGGGGCCGATCGTTTTGAAATCACGTCCGTCGAGGATGTGAAGGGCAGAAAGATGTATCTCGAACTGCTTGGAAAAAGGGTGACTGCGGATGGCTAAGGTGAAGATCCAGATGCCGGACGAGCTCTTGAACCAGATCGCTGGCATGGGCAACGTGCTCGACGCGGCGATTCCCAGAGCGCTGGAGGCGGGTGGCAAGGTCGTTCTGGACAAGATGAAATCGAATCTCCGGGCGGCGATCGGGCGTGGCACGAAGGTCAAATCGCGCTCGACCGGCAAACTTGCCGCGTCGCTCGGCGTATCGCCTGCGAAACTGGATCGCGACAATAACCTCGACGTGAAAGTCGGGTTCTCGGAAGGTCGCGGCGCTGTGAGCAATGCCATGCTCGCCAATCTTTTGGAGTACGGAAAGCACAATCAGCCGCCGAAGCCGTTTCTGAAGCAGACCAAGACATCGAGCCGGAAGCCGTGTATTGAGGAGATGCAACGCGTATTAAAAGAGGAGCTGAACCTGCCGTGAGCATGCTAGAAGAACTGAATACGATTGTAACGAGCGCCGGACTTCCTGTGGAAACCGGCGTTTTCTCCAAGGCTGCGCCGGATGCGTATGTCGTGATCACGCCGATTGCAGAGCATTTCGAGCTGTTTACCGACGATGCGCCGGGCATGAACATCGAAGAGGCGCGGCTGTCGCTCTTTTCGAAGGTCAACTATGGCGCTGCAAAGGATCTGCTCGTGCGCATGCTCCTGTCGGCAGGCTTTCTGGTGACGGAGCGGCGATATATCGGGTATGAAGAGGGGACAAATTTTCACCATTTTTCACTTGACGTGGCGCATGAATATGAACAGGAGGAACTGTAAATGGCAACCATCGGGTTGGACAGATTATTTTACGCAAAGATTACAGAGGGCACGAACGGCGATGAAACGTATGCTACGCCCGTGTCGCTCGCCAAGGCGATGTCGGCGGAGCTGTCGATTGATATCAATGAAGCGACGCTCTACGCCGATGATGGCGCCGCCGAGGTGGTCAAGGAGTTCAAGAGCGGCACGCTGTCGCTGGGCATTGACAACATCGGCGCGGCGGTCGCGAGTGATCTGACCGGTTCGCAGATCGATGACAACAAAGTGCTCGTTTCCCAGAGCGAGAACGGTGGCCAGCCGGTTGCGATCGGGTTCCGCGCAAAGAAGAGCAACGGTAAATACCGGTATTATTGGATTTATCGTGTGATCTTCGGTATCCCTTCGACCAACTTGTCGACCAAGGGCGACAACATCACGTTCTCTACCCCGTCGATCGAGGGTACGATCATCCGGCGCAATAAGCTGGACGGCCAGGGCAAGCATCCATGGAAGGTTGAAGTCAACGAGGACGATGCGAGCGTACCGGCGGCGACGATCTCGGGTTGGTATACGCAAGTCTACGAGCCGACATTCACAGCGGAGGGTTAAGTAGATGGAAAACGACAGAGGCGCTATGATCCAGATCGGCAATCGGGAATATGAAATGCTCCTGACCACCCGCGCGACCAAGGAGATAGCCAAGCGCTACGGAGGGCTGGAGCATCTTGGCGACAAGCTCATGAAGGCGGAGAACTTTGAGCTCGCATTGGACGAAGTAGTGTGGCTGATCACGCTGCTCGCGAATCAAAGCACGCTGGTGCACAACCTGCTCGAGCCCGACAGCAAGCGTGAGCTTTTGACCGAAGAAGCGGTTGAGCTGCTCACCACGCCGCTGGATCTCTCCGGCTACAAAGCCGCGATCATGGAGGCGATGGTCAGGGGCACGGCGCGTCATGTCGAGAGCGAGGAGGAACCCTCAAAAAACGTGCCGGTCGGGCAAGCGACGAAGAGTTGTTTGCCCGACTGATCTTTTACGGGGTGACCCTGCTGGGGCGGTCTGAGCGCGAGGTTTGGCTCATGCCGCTTGGTGCTCTTTTAGACCAGTGGGAGATCTACAAACAGTTTCATGGGATCGCTTCCGTGAAGAAGGAATATTCTATCGATGATATTTTGTCGGCGGGATTATAAGTAGCACCAAACAGTCTACACGTTTGGCTTGAATAATGCCAATTGGACAAGGATTGTGATATTATAATAACAAATTGAATATCATATTCGTTGCGATTGAGCCTGATTTTCATTGTTGCTTCTAAACGACAACCGATTCAATATTATGAGGTGAGCCATGCAGGTTTTTCTTAGAATCGATTTGAACATATTCATGGCTGCTGTTTGCATCGTGATGTATTTTGCAAACAGAGCTATCAGCGAGAAGCGTCTGCTTCATAACAGAATTTTTCGATGGTTGATTTTAAGCGTTCTTTCGCTTCTCGTTCTGGAATCGCTTACTTGGATGCTTGATGGATCAACGATGCATCTGCTGATCATTATTGATTATATTATTACAGTTTTCCTGTTCCTATTGACGCCCGTGCCGGCATTTCTTTGGTCACTATATGTAGAGAGCCAAATTTTCCACGATGTAAAGTCTTTGCGAAAGCTAATGATAATTTTTGGCATCCCCATAGTGATTTGCGCATTGCTGACTATTACAACTCCCTTATCGAACCTTATGTTCTATTTCGACCAAAACCAGATTTATCAACGAGGCCCTTGGTACCCCATACTTGCCGTACTGTCGATTCTGCCGCTCATCACCTCAGCTATTTCTGTTTGGATCCATAGAAGTCGAATTTCGAAGAAAAGCATGTGGATGATCACGATTTTTTCGATCATTGCTCTTCTGAGCGCTGCGGCTCAAATTTTCTTTTACGGGTTGGCCGTCATTTGGAGTAGCATCACGATTTCGATTCTTTTAGCGCAAACGAACCTTCAGAATGATCATGTATATTTGGACCATCTTACTGGTGTATTTAATCGTAGGCAGATGGATATTCATTTGGCGGATCGAGTGCGTATGGCAAGGGAAGGGCGCCCACTGTCTTGCATCCTACTTGATATCAACCACTTTAAAGCGATAAACGATACATACGGGCATGTCGCGGGCGACGACGCGCTGAAAGATGCGTCTGTGATTCTGCAGTCAAGCATACGCAAAAGGGATTTTCTAGCGCGCTATGGAGGGGACGAATTTGTAATTCTAACGGATATCGACAATGACGAAACACTTCAGATGATGTTGCTACGCATTCGTGAAAACACGGTGGCGTTCAATGAGACGAAGGAAATGCCGTACAAAATCCGATTTAGCGCGGGATGTGCGGTATATCGACCGGAAACCAGTTGGAATGAGCAGACGTTCATTGACCATGTAGATTCGTTAATGTACCAGGATAAGGCATCTCAAGATTGAACAAGAAAGCATGAATGCAATTCTTGACAACCTTTTTAGCGTGTTCGAGCTGTTACCACGCATATAACTGTTGCGGCAGGACGTGGTGTATCTATATTGATTTTTTCTCGATATCCGTCAGCCGATAGACGATGGATACACGCTGCCACAAAACGACCTTCGGGTCGCTTTTTTGCGCCGTTCAACATAGGGAGGTGATAGCATGGGCAATTCCGATTTATCCGAGATGTAGGATAAGTCTGAATATCCCATAAGTTTTGTTATCCTCCTGACTCGCCAACAAGCTCCGCGGTTTCGGTGTTTTGGGGGAAAACTTTTCGGATAATTCTTTGCTATTAGCGATACTCGTAAATGTTTAAATGAAGCTTTTATAAAGCTTTTTGTCAATAAATAGTTATATCTGTGGCGTTTGACGCTTCTGGTAGAGTAAAGTGCATCAAATAATTATCCGAGGAGTATTGCCAAAATTACT